CTTCACATTAAATGTTGAGGCAAACCCTATTGATGCTACCTCTAGAAGCTCTTCAGGTTGGAGCGAATTTATTATGGGTAGCAGATCATTTACTTTGGACTTTGAAGGCTTAGTAGACTATTCGGATGATATTGATCCAGCATGGTTAGAAACAGCCGTAGAGAACAAAACAAAATTCTTAGTTAAGTTTACTACAAACTTGGCAGGTACTTTAGTTTATAACGGATACGTTTATGTATCTAGCTTGACTATCGATGGCCCTATGGAAGACGTAGTAACTTACTCAGGAACATTGCAAGGAACAGAAATCTTTGCTGAAACAGTAGCATAATCATTAACAATTTAAAATAACAAAACAATGGCCTTAATTAACGGAACAAATTTAGTAATCAAAGTCGGTGGTGTGCCTTTATTGAAAGCAACTACTGCAAGTTTAGAAATGAGCGTAGATATGCCTGATGCAACTACAAAAGATTCAGCTGGATGGGCTGAGTTCTTCGCAGGTGTACGTTCTTGGACTTTATCTTCAGATGGTCTTATCGACTACGCAACTTCTGCAAGTGTAGAAACTGACGAATTAGTAGCAATGTTAATTGCACGTAATACCGTATCGGTTACTTTCTCTACTTCAACTGCTGGTGATATGTTGTTAAGCGGTTCAGCTTATGTATCTTCTATCTCTCAGACTGCTGATATGGAAAGCCCTTCAGGTTTCAGCGTATCTTTTCAAGGTACTGGAGCATTAACCCAATCTACTGTATCCTAATTAAACTCTCCTAGACGGTAGCCACAACTACTATTTAAAAAAAAGGAGAAAATTATGACAGGTTATATTCAATTAGAATTAGGTGGTAAAAAGCGTGGTGTTAAATTCGGTAACTACGCATTATTCGAGTATTCAAAGATCACTAATAGCGGAGTAGCAGAGTTCAACGAGCAAAACCCTATTAAGCTATGTGCTGATTTGATTTATTGTGGGCTAAAGAATAATTGCTTGATTAAGAGAGAAATTGAGGATTTTACTTATCAAGATGTTATTGCTTGGGTAGACGATATGCCTATTGATAAAATCACAGAAATCACTCAGATTTTTGAGCAATCAATTAATTCCTCTAGAGGAGTTAACGAAATACAAGAAGCTATGTCATCTAACTCTAAGGGGAGTAAATCACCAAAAAAATAGGCTGGGAAGAGGTCATAGACTTTGCAATATGTGAAGTGGGGCTTCTTCCCGACCAATTCTTCGATATGACATGGGCAAACTATAACAGGTATGCTTATGGATTCATAAAGAGACAAGCAAAAGACTGGGAACATACGAGAACTATAGTTTCAATGATCTACAATGCCAATGTTGGTAAACGTCAAGATCAAAAGAAACCAGAACAGATACTCCCATTGTGGACAGATAATATAGGCAAACCACAAAAGCCTAAACCTGATCCAATTAGTAAAGATGACTTCATAGAGGTCGTAAAAAAGTTAGATAATAATGGATAGCAGTTTTAGCGTCAAAATAACCGCAGATATAAGTGACCTACAGAGCAGGTTAAAATCGGTTGAAACAGAACTAGGTAAAATATCTCAAGCTACAGATAAAGCAGCAAGTTCTATGAAAAACATGGAGCAGAATGCAAATAGGGGCCGGATGGTTGCCTTTGCTTTTGGTCAAGTTATTCGAGACGCTGGTTTCTTTGCAAATAGCTTTAGTTTGGGTATCCTTGCTATATCTAACAACATTCCTATCTTAATTGACCAATTATCATTATCGGTAAAAGCCTTACAGCCATTTGCTGGGACTTTATCATTAATTGGATCACTTCTTACAGCTGGGCTTACTATTTGGGCTTATAGCTCTCAAGCCGTAAACAAAAATAAAGAATCGATTGAGGATTATATTAATAAACTTGACGATTTAAGACAAGCTCAAATAAATGCATCTGCATCTGCCAAGTCCGAAATAATAGATTTAGAGAATCTTAGAAAAGCTGCACAGAACCAAGCATTATCAGTTAGAGATCGTAAGAAAGCTATAGATGAGCTTAGAGATAGGTGGCCTGATTATTACAAAGGGTTATCAGATGAAACGATAATGGCCGGTAATGATGCAGAAGCTCATAGACAATTAGCAGCAGCCATATTATCGGTAGCAAAAGCCCAAGCCAATAAGGATAAAATTGTAGCTAATACTAAAAAGATTGATATTCTTTATCAAAAGATACAGGACAATAGATTAGCTCAAGAAAAATGGGTTTCTAGCGAAATATTGAAAGTTAGGCAGGGGCTTATTGATCAGGGCATCAAAGTTGGTAGCAAGGAATTTAATAATGCTATTGCTGGGGCTAAAATGAGAATAAAGCTAAGTGAGACTTATAAAAAGTTTACACAAGAGCAAATTGACATGGAAGCCACAAGGGGCGAATTATTATATTCAAACCTACAGTTATCTGAAGATACACAAAAATTAATATCTAAAAGTGGTACTGTATCAATAACAGGTAACTTCGGCAAACAGGCAAAAGAGACTAGAGATATATGGAGAGATTTTAATGATACGCTACAGGCTATAAATTTAGATCCAACTACATCTCAGTTTGAAAAGTTAAATAAAGCTATTGATGCTCATAGGTCTATGTTGTCTCAACTTGCTAAAGAGACTTATCAAGGCGTAGATGAAGATATAAAACTAGTTACAAATTCAATGTCCGAAATGAACTCTGAGTTGCAGGGTTTAAATAAGACAAAGGAAGTTAATTCACTATTAGATGCCTTTAATCTACGATTAAAAGATATAAATGGCAATGTTGGTGCGACAGCGGATGTAATAAAAGGCCAGACGATAGAGGCCATAGACGACTTAATAAATAAGCTTCAACAAATAGGTGGATTAGATGCACTTGTAGCAAAATTAAGCAATCTAAAAAATACATTAGCAACAGAATTTTCATCTACAGATGCTTTAATACAAGCTAGATTAGAAGGTCTAAAACAATCTTTTCAATCATGGAAAGTAAGTTTAGATGAGCAAGTAGCTACTTTTATAGGATCTACGGTATCTAACTTTATGTATGGTCTTGGGCAGATGGCAGCCGGGGCTGATATGACTGGTAGAGATCTAGGGAATACTTTACTTCAAGGTATGGCAGGGTTCCTGAAACAACTCGGTCAACAGATGGTTGAATTTGGTACAATAGCATTACTATTCGGTAAATTACAGTTAGCCATGATGTTTGGTGATCCATTTACAAAAATAGGTGCTGCATTGGCATTAATTGGTGTTGGTGCTGCATTATCACTAGCTGCTGGTATGATAGGTCAATCTGCATCACAAGGTTTATCTGGTGGAAGCCCAGCAATGTCGCCTACTGGAGCTATGGGGCCTAACTTCTTAGCGTTACCGACAGCTTTCCAAAATGGTACAATGGCTATGTCAGGGAATAACCAAATGACACTACAAACAAGAATAAGCGGTAACGACTTAGCAATTTTAGTTAATAGAGCTGATAAAAACAGAAACGGATATTATTAATGGCTTACGGAGCAAAATACATAGCTACATTCTCTGATATATTTCAGAATACTACGCAACAATATACAGCGATAATTTATAAAAAAGATTATGTCGGTAACGTATATGAAATAACATTAGGTGGTACGCCATTGACTATTGAAACTGACAGGAATGGTGAGTCATCATATAGACCAGTTATAGCATCTACAGCCACTTTAAATTTATTCTTCAAGGGATTATCTCTTAGGTACTGGGAGGATGTTCCAACGAATTGGGATGAATATACTGGTTTATGGAATGAAGATGCATTTGATTTTGATGAGTTTTTAACAGCACAGCCAGATACATTCTATATTGATGTAAAAAAGGGGACAAGCTTAGTTTGGAGAGGGTTCTACATAACAACTTCTGATACATACATAGATGAGATAGAACCTATTGAATTTGTAATGAAGTTTTCTGATATGAGTTTGATAAAGGCCAACTCTTTCGGATATAATGACGCTCCTCCTCCAGCCCCAGAACAATTAGCTTCAGTTTCTTTTAACGCTAGGTCGAGTAATGGTAATTTTACATTTGATGCTTCTACGTCTACTGGATTAGCTATAGATACGACTACAGGTGGATTAAGCCGTATAAAAAATGCAGGTGTTGATCCGGTATCTACTAGGCTTACAATAACATTAGACTGCACAAACAATTTAGACTTATTAGACAGAGCTGAATTTGCTGCTTATGTTGTTAACGACTCCAATGTAGCTAATATAAAGTATTTCCAAAAATACGAGATAAACTTCCTTTCCCCAACGACAATAACTTTAAATTGGGATTTTAGTTTAGATCAAAACGATGGTATTTACTTCCAATTAAATATCTACAATCTGTTGCCTCCATATACACCAACAGGCACATTCTCGATAAACACGACATCGAACGTAATAGCAAATACTATAGTAGATTTAAATAAAACTGTAATCAAGTATTTTGCACACGAGCAGGTATCTATCAATGATTTGCTTGTAAATTGTTTAATGGAGTCTGGGTTAAATTTCAACATGAGAATCAATTCTCCATTTGAGATGATTACAATATATGGTGGAACTGAGATTCTAGAAAACACTATAACAAATACTTATGTACTCAAAAATTCATTACTGAAGAATATAAATGAGTATATGAGTTTCTATAATATATTAAATGGTATTTGCAATCAATTTGGATTAATAACCTATCAGAAAAACGGCTATTTATATGTAGCAAACTATGATGAGTTGGTTAACAATGAGTCAAGAACATATAAAGAGTATGATAAAACAACTGGGCTGTACGTATCGGATTATGTAGAGGAAGATACTGTAATTGAGTTAAACTCGTCAACATTTAAAAATATAGGGCAATCTCAAACTGTTAGATATTCATTGCCTACCAAATACATAGACTTAACTAACAAAATAGCAACAGCGTCAAATCAAGATAACTGCTACGTTAAGGTCAGCGACGTTAGATACATGGGATTAGTTTCTGGTGTGCCTACCTATCAGACCTTTATTACAAATTGGGATTTAAATGGATATGCCAATAAATATCTTGAGGGTAATATACAATATAGACAAGCTGGATTATTCCCATACGCTACAATAACCTCTTCTCCTTACAATTATAGATGGGGTGCATCTAGCATATATTCAATAGGCACATCACAAGACGATACTAAGTATTTACAAACATTAAACCCAGTTGAAGTAAAACAAGGCGATTTTGTAAACGTATCTTTCTCTTATGATTTCGATGCGAGATTAGGTACGATATACAGGCCTCAAACTAAAGTAGCTGTTGTTTTTAAATATCCAGACCCTAATAATTCTGGCAATCAATTAACATTCTATTTAAATTCTACAGCAACTGGATTTACAAATACATTAACATACTTGCCATTAACTAGCAAATCGGTTCATTTAAAGAGCTTGAAAATGCCTAGAGACGGACAAGTTTATTTGCGTTTTTTACTTCCTTGGTCATCTACTGTTGGTTCTAGCGAAAGCCCTACAACGGCCTCTTGGATGTTTATAGATTACGCAATGATTCAGGTATTTAGCGGTAATGCATCTACTGCGTCTCCGGGTAATGTAACCTATAGAACTACTGGGAATAATGTAAATAACAATAAGGATTCATTAACCATGGATTCGATATTCTATTTATATGACTCATTTAGATATATTTCTGATTTGCAAGATACAACTACACCTCTTGGATTGGCCTCTATATCTCCAACTTACAGATCTTACTCTATATCAAATCTAATGATGACCGAGTTTTATGATCCATTAAGTTCAGATTCTATAGGACAAGCAATATCTACTACAAATTCTATAAATACGATAACTAAACCGATATATTACAATACAGGGCTAAATAATGTAATCATAACTGGTAATTATAAATCTACTTTATATCCAATAGGTTCAAAGTTTAGATACACAATATCCGGGTTTACAGAAAAGGTATTTGTATTATTAGATTATATGAATGATTTCAAACAGGGCACGCAAGATGTTGTTCTGTATTCATCACAATTTATAGACCCAACGGCAATAGACATAGAAACAGTTTTAGTAACAGAATAAGATGACCGCCCACGAAAAAAACCGATTAGACGTTATGGCTCAAGAAATAGAAACCATTAAAGAAGAGCTTACCGAATTAAAAGAAATGATTAAAGACGTCCATACGCTTTTAGCCGGTAATTCGTCGTTCCCTGATCAACGTGGGTTAGTAGAAGATTATAACATCACCAAAAAGACAGTAGAAGCCTTAGAGACCGACCTTAAAAAGTATAAGTCCTATTTCTACGCACTTGTAACCCTTGTAGGCTTGGGTATATTGAACTTTATTAAAGACTTGATGACTAAATGAAACTTAAATTGGTTAGGGAGTATTTTACTCCAACGGAAACATTAGGAAGCCTTTACATTGACGGAAAGTTTTTCTGCTACACGCTAGAGGATAA